CCGATCGCCGTCTTGAACATCCCCTGGTTGTGACCACCAGTCGTACCGTCCAGATCGCCTTTTGCAGGAAGAGCAGTCATGTCGTCACCATCCTTTCACACGGAAGTCTGCGCGTCCGGATACCGCAATCTTATCGGCATCCAGAGTGCGTACAAGGGGTCCAAGATCGGGATCTCTGTCCACGATCTCGATCGTTACTGCGTCACCACCGTCGTCCTCTAACGTCCCCTGCACGCTCTTAATGGACGTGAAGGGCTTCGTAATTGGCAGGCGAGTACCCGAAGGAGCAGCAATGACGATGTTGTTGAACTCTTCCTCGATGTCAGGTGCGTCGATCGTCACGAGGAACTCGTCGAAGACTCCCTGCACTGGTCCACCTGAAGCCCGAAGCCTGAAGAAGTACCGATCTCCTGGCTCAATTACACGAGCACCTGTCCAGGGGATGAATTCCGAAGAGACGTCGTACAGAGGATCAGAGTCCGAGGTGTAGAAGACATCGGAGTCGTCCATGGTGTAGAACGGTCCAACACCGTCTTGTTTCCATTCGACGTAATGTCCGTCTCCAGCTAGCACGTGCTGGACGGTAAGTACCGAGCCATACAGGGGAGCTGAAGGCACTACGATATCCGCATCGAACGTGAGCTCTTCGTACTCGTCCGCAGGATAGAAGATGGCTGCGTCCGAAGGCTCGTAGAACGGATCCGCGTCGTTCGGTCCGTAGAAGGCTGTAGTGGTATCAGCCTCGATGGATCCCGAAACGATCGTGCCTCCGGTGATGGTACCTGGCCATCCCAGATCGCGATAGTCAATTACCTCTAGGACGTTAGCGACCGTTTCATCCCCAAGACCTTGAACGATTACTGCTGGCGTCTCCGACTCTTGACCAGCAGCGTCGATAGCCTTAATGAGGTATGTTACGACACCGTCATCCAGAGGGAGTGTAGCAGCTTCCCAGTCGTGTTCCGTAATGACACCTTCGTGCAGAGGAGACGCATCTTCCCATGTCGTGCGATTGCCTAGATGGAAGCGGAGCTTGTAGCCCACAACGTCCAAATCGGGAACTTCATCCCAAGTGAACAGCTTACCGGAGATGAAGAAGTTCGATACGTCACCCGGAACCTTCGATCCTGTAAAGTCGATGAACTGCGTGACGGAAGCCTTCGCCGATCCAGCCAAACGGCCCAGGTTCGAGAAGACGGTAATCTGTACCTCAACCTCTTGTCGATCCTCGATCGTAATGTCCGTCGAAGTTCCACGGAGGTTTGAGGCGTGAGCCATCAGAGGCCCCTCACCGACAGCAATGGCTACGTCAGTAACGCTAAAGCCACCCTCGACAACCCAGGAAACGCCCACTTGTACGAGGTAACCTTTGCCGGCTCTAACGGCTGTCGGTGTAAGCGTCAAGGACTTGATAACCGGTGTTTGGCCGAAGAGAGGCGTCGGAGGCGTATAGGTATAGGGATTGTCCTTCGCCGTATAGAAGATCGGTAGCTCGTCGATGGCGGTAAGCTCAACGTGGCGCTCGTCTACGGGTCTGAAGGAATCGATCTTCACCTTCTTGCCTGGCGTTGCAGTGGGTCCGTAGAGCCACCTGTAGTCGTACACTGGATGATCAGCATCATCGCTAGGATCGAAGGGGAGCGTAGACACCAACGTCAATGTGTTCGTCTCTCCTGTGCCTGCTTGTACTGCGTACGTCGCGAACGAGCCATCGGGCTTGACGATGACTACAAACGCCCCCGAGATGTACAACGGAACGACTATGGGGAGTACGAGCTGTGTATCCGACGACCCTTCTACGAGACGTCCAGAGTAGTCCAGAGAGGCAAGATCGTGGGAGAGCTCAACGACATCGCCTCTAGCACTTGGCATCGCTTCCCAGTCACACGTCCACTTGTAGCGCCGGTTCCGGTAAGCATTCGTGGCCGCATAGAGGTTGGTCTGCTCTGCGGCTAATTCCTTATCGGTACAGCCAAACAGTTCGACACGTCGAGTGTTGGTCTCCGTGAGGGCTCCCGGGACGACGGTACGAACGTAGTCTCGTTGCCAATCCAGATCGGGGTTGATGAACTCACCTTCAACCACGTCTGCCAGATCCTCGGTGGAGTACTCGATCTCGAACGAGCCTGCGACGATGTTGTGCATGCCAAAGACGGCAGTAATAGGCAAATCGGGAGCATCCCAAACTACTCCAAGCTTGCCAGTACCCCACGAGGGAGTACCTCTACCCATCAGAGCAATGGCTTGCAACACGTCGAAGACCGACGTCTGCTGATCCCACACAGCATTGAACGTGAGGCCTTGCTGGTCACACCAAGTTGCAAAGGCCTTAATGCCTTCAATATCCAGGGTGGAGTCGTCTGCAAGAGCACCCCAGATACGACGACCATTCAGAGCTTGACCGCGAAGGGTATTAAGATACCACCACGCTGGGTTAGAGGTCTCAATGTTGACCCAAGAAGATCCATTCCACGCTAAGGTTTTGGCCCTAACGATGCAGTTGAAGGCTGGAAGCGAACCAGAGATCTGACCAGTCGCACGGACTTTCAGGGCAATACGCTTCCTACCAGTATAGTCAGCTGTGTCAGGCTGGTACGTCCTAAGCTGCGACCAGGCGATATCGGAGATGTGCTTCTCATCGGTGGAATCCGCCGACACGCGGCGGACACGAATCTCGTACTGGCCTTCAGCTACGGGCCACGAATAAGTACGACGGAGCGGCTTCCTATTGTTATTCCACATCGTGATCTTGCCGTCCGTACCCGAGCCAACCTCGAGGTTTCGCACCATTTCCTTAGCGATAAAAGCGATATAGCCTTCCTCCTCCGACTCCGATAGCGCAATTAGGGCTTGGATGCTGGCTGGCAGCGTATCGTCGTAGCCTACGACCGGAAACCATGTCGTGGTTCCTACCTTACGATAGTTGATCTCGATCGTAACGCTTTGCGTACCAATGTTTCCATCGTTGTTAATGCTGAACAGAAGACCCGTGATCTCGACCGCTAATACAGCGGCATTGTCGCTAGAAGTCCTTTGGATCCAACCTACAGCGGCAGTCAACGCCTCACCTGCAACCGTATCGACGTTTCCAGGGAAGAGAGTGAGCTTGCCATCAGCTCCACTAATCTCGTACTGGACGCCTGTGAAGGAGGAGAGGGGTGTATCCCCAAGCTTCATGTCCTCGAGTGCAATATCGACATCATTGTAGCCGAGGTCGAAGATGTAGTACCCATACTGATCCTCACCTTGGAACTCGTTGTAGGGCTGAGCGCCAAAGTCAGGAAAGATCTTGTGTGTACCCATGATACGCACGAAAGGCTCGTACCTGCGCATCTGATTGGTACCACCCTCTATCGCGTATGTAGGCGACTCCTCACCCGGTTCCGTTGGAGGTTTCGGAGGAGGAAAGAGGCGGTTGACCATGATTCCGCCAACAACTGCGACTGCTCCCGCAGCTAACGCTCCGGTGAAGGAACCGTACGCAGCTCCTACAGCTCCTCCAACCCAGAAGGAAGCTGCCGCTACAAGGATCGTACCCAAAGTACGACCCATCTTGTTTCCATCGCCGCCTCTTACTACGGCATGGAACTCGATGATGGTACCTTCCTTTGGACGCACGTGAGGCCACATCGAGAAGGGTACACGCGAACCTTGGATGGTACACACGACAGGTCTACGGCCGTCAAGACCGAACTTCCGTACAAGACCATGTCGTTCGACGTACTGTCCCAATGTCTCACCGGGATAGAATCGGTCATACAGGATCTCCCTGTCTTTCGCAGGCAAGAAAGGATGTGGTGATACCACCACACAAGGTCTAGAGGTGGGAAGGGAGGTCAGATCCACTTGTAGTACCCTTCCACCTTCAAGCCTCTGATGGCCAGATCACGCTGTCGCTGCAACACAACTTGTCCAGCACCATCTGCAGCGTGTAGGATCCAAGGCTCTCCAACAATCATGCAGAATACTCCGATGTGCTGAGTGTAGCCACGGATCGACAAGAGAACAGGATCGCCATCTTCAGGACAGTCGGTTGGTGTGGCATAGTCCTTCTTG